TATACTGACGCGGCGATCTTACCATGCAGGGTCAATACTTACGGAATCGTCGGTGCCGCTGACCGCGACGGGCTGTTGCAAACGACCGTCAGCAGGAGTTTCACCGGATCGCGGGGCGTGATCGCATTGTGCGTGCAACGCGCCAGTTGACCCGTGAACTCTGTCACAAAGCCCGACGTGTCACCCGTTGCGAGGTTCGGCACGGTAATGCGCCAGCCGAGCATCGTGCGATTGTCGAACTCGGTGAACAGCGCTTCCTGTTCCGCCGCCCCTGTCCAGTTCGCTTCGATCACCAGATCACCGTTGTTGGTGAAACCAACGATGAACTCCTGTTGCAGGTTGGGCGAATCGAAGTTCGTCACGTCACTTCGCTCGTTCGTGGCCTCCGGATAACCACTCGACGTGACCTCGGATATCTTCGTATAGACCGGAGTTGCGGCACCGGGATCGACCGAATATTCGACCAGTACCGCACCCGGAAAGCGAGCAGCAGTCATGCAACCACTCCTTTGTTACACGCCGACACCCTGCGCGACACTCTGACGCAGGACATCGACGTTGAGGGTGATCAGCGTATTGAAGTTCTCGTCCTCGCCCGCGTCGAGAATCGGGCCGCGTGGTGTCAGACCGACGTACGGATCGACGCCGATCATCGACCCCGCACCGTAGCACCAGACGAACACCTGTTGCGCCCAATCCTCCGCTTCGGGCCACGTCGCTGCCCGGAACATGAACTGTACCGTCGCGGGTTCGATCACGTTGTTGTCGAAGTCCATCGTCGGTTGACTGCCGCCGTAGCGACGGACAATCAGGGCTTTGACCGGATCGGACGGCTGGTGTGCAATGAACACCGCGCCGTTCTCGGCAAGACCCGCAGCGATCAGGGCATCGACAATCTCATCAAGCATGTCACTTCACCTTTGCTGCAACGTAGGCTGCGACCCGCGCGTCCATCCCCGCCTGTGCCGCCAGTGCGGGAACCTCAAGGTATTTCGCCTGTTGCGGCGGCGGATGTTTCGCGGCGGTATTTTCATGCTGATACTGTGCATACGCGGCAGTTTCGGGTGTACCACCGAACCCGACGATCACATAGAAGCGTTCTTCCGCCCAGAAGGAATCCACCGCTCCGGATGCCGCCAGTGCGCCCGATCTTCTGGGCACGATCCGCAATGCCTCCGCGAGAACCGCGCGTCCCTCGATCAGCATCGCTTCCTCAATGGCGGCTCGATACGCTTCCAGAATGTCGGGTGGAATCGACCAGGCGCTCATCACACTCCTTAGCTAGACATAAGCTTTTGTTGGCACCATCGGATCATTTGACGGATCAAATGATACTCCGGTGATCGGCATTTCTAGCCCCGTGATAACCAAGTGATCCTCGGTGTAGATCGTCGGTGGGGGCCAACTGAAGGTGACCGTACCGTCCACAACCTTCTGCACCCCGGTCGGGGTCGTCAGGATGTTGCTCTTCCACATGACGAGCGCGGGATAATCGACCTGTGCCGCGTATTGCAGATTGCCGTAGCGGTCGCGGATCGGTTTCCCGTTCGTGTCGCGCACTACCGACTTCAGGCCGACCATGCAGCCGTAGTCGGTGAACGAGTTGGCGAAGTCGCGGAAAAACTGCCGCAGATCGGGTCCGAAGGTCGGAGGAACCGAAGGTGTGAATGTCACCAGGGATACCTCCCCCACGGCGTGCGCCACAGTTCGCGCGGAATCGGACGGCCCCAGTAGTCGCGCAGCACGTACGGATCATCGGTGTAGGTCACCTCGATCTGCATCTGCTGCACGGCTTCGGACGGTGGGATATCCACGTTCGGATCGGTCGGTGTTGTCGTGCCACTCACCGATCCACCGAGTGCGTACTGGATCACCGTATCCCATGCCAGCATCCGGTCGCGCCACGATGCCGTCCCTAATCCGTCCAGCGTCGCGGTCGTCGGCATGTTGCCATACTTGTTTTTTGCGATGACTGCAAGATTGGCAGTGCCGATATCCCAGCCGTATAGATCGGCGTAGTTGTTGTACGCCTCATCGGGAAACATCATCGACGCTTCCGCTGTATCGATCAGCATCGCGCGCGAACGCGAGAGTGGATCAGCGAGATTTGGGTCAAAAGTGAAGGTCAAAGTAAACCTCCCCCTTTCGAGAATAGCCCTGTGATAGAATACAGGGGACATATGGAAATCCCCGCGACGGGTGCAACCGTCCGGGGTTTGACACCGAAAGCGAGGTTTCGATGTCCTCCCATTCTATCCACGAGCGATTCCTTTCGCACATCACCATTGACGAGGGTGGTTGTTGGCAATGGAATGCCTCGATCATGAGCAACGGATACGGGTGTATCCGCATCGACAAGAAAACCTACGCGACCCACAGAGTCGCATGGACGCTCTATCGCGGCGATATTCCGGCAGGAATGTGCGTGCTGCATCACTGCGACAACCGTCGATGTGCCAATCCCGACCACCTGTTCCTCGGCACGCACGCTGACAATGTGCGTGATAAGACCGGGAAGGGACGAACCCCATCCGGTGAGAACCATTGGGCGGTACGAATCCCTGACGCTGACGTGGCGGCGATTCGCGCGCATGTCGCTTCGGGAATGACTCAATCGGCTGTTGCTTCGATGTATCACGTCGATCCTTCAACCATAAGTCTCATCGTCAGCGGTAAAAGGCGGAAATAACCCTACGCCGTCTACCCTTCGCGCGAACGACGATGGCGGGTGGTATCGCCCTCCGACGCGGTGGACGCTGACGAAGACGCCTCAGCATCCGATTGACCCGCTGGAGCAGACTCACCCGCATCCTCCCTCGGTTCGTTGCCGGGTTCCGCCTCGGTCGCCATCCGGTTCTTCGATTCCGCTTCCGCCTTCGCGACTTCCGCCTGTTTCTTGACGTGTTCGGCATCGAACTCTTCGTCATCGACCTCGATGTTCCCATCCGCGTCGGCGGTGTAGATAACGCCCTTCCAGGTAATCGAGGTGACGCCGGGACCGAGGTCTTCCGCCTTTACTGTTGCCATGTCTGTGTCCCTTCCCCTTCTCAGGCAATGCCCTGAATCACTCGTACTGCCTCTGGCTCCAGAACAACCGGAAGCGTCGATTGCCAACCCTGCGATTCGATCCGGGGCGGCTTGTCGTTCTTCGCTTCCATGATGACGACGCGACCGGGACTGTTCTGCCCCGCCGCTGTCCCGACCGCGCTATAGCCCAGAACGTTCTCCATCACGCGCGGTTCGCCCTGCGGGAACTGGATCGTTTCATCACTTCCCGTCGTCGCCAGAATCATGAAGATGTTGTCGGGAATGTAGCGGTGCGTTCCGGCGAGGTCGTAGTAGACCTGATCGTATGTCTCGATGGGTGGCAAACCGTCGCCCGCGAGAGCGGCGTTGATGTCGCTCTGGCTGATGCGTCCGGTGATCGTCTGTGTCGGAGAGACATAGACCACACCAGCGGATCGCTTGATGACGTAATCGTTCTTCGCCATGATCGTTGCCACTTTGCGCGACGTGATGAAGCGATTCGCCGTATAGCCAAGTGCGGTCAATGCATCAACGTGGGCGTAGATATCGGCAAACGGGTCGTAGGTGTTGAGTGACCATTGACCGCCCGCTGCCGAACGCGCGCCCGTCGGATTGGGATAGGTGACCGTTTCGCGGTAGCCGTTGTCACCGACGCGAACGACCTGCGCGCTGACCAGCGCGTCCCATCGTTGCTTCTCCTGCAAACGCACCATCGGCTGGATGATGGAGTTGTCTGCCCATTGCATGATGCTGTTCGCGATCACTTCCATCGTCGCGTTGGAGCGCAAGTGTCTCAGGAGCGCGTCGTAATCCTTGCTCGTCAGTTGGGCGGCAACGTCCTGATTGCCGAGACTGACGTACATGGACCCCGTAATCATGCCGGACGGCCTCATCTGCGCGGGCGAATAACGCGTGCCATCGTTCGCAATGAACGTCCGGTAGCGTACCGCCTGTTCCGTCCATTCGTTGAGATCAACACGACGCTCCGGTAGGACCGTCGGACCAAGTAAGGGACGGGCAGGTTGTCCGAACTGGATCGCCGGGATGTTCGCGAGCGTATAGAAGTCCTGCGACGCTTCGAGTTGCCGCAGGATGGTTCCCAGGTCCATTCCTTACCTCTTTCAGCTTATCGCGGCAGTCGCGTCGAGGACTAGTAAACGCCGCGCACGCAGACGTAGACGGCCTGAATCTTCGCCATCACTCCCGATGCGGGTGTCGGCAGGAAGTTCTCCTTGACGATACTGCCGGGGCGATAGAGGTCCACGTCGTTGTTATCCGCAGCATCGTAGACATCGTGGACGAGCAGGTAGACGAAATCGTCCGTCGATGCGGCAGGACCGAACGCCGTTCCCGCGTCGCGCTCCGCAATCGTGCGACCGAGTGCTGTACCGGACGGGATGAACTTCTTTCCACTCGTTCCGGGCCACGTCGCGGATGCGCCCGATGCGATTGCCGCGAACAGGGGTTGTACTGCCAGTGCAGTCGCCGTAGCTGCCGCATCCGCCGAGACAACCGCATAGACGCCCGTCGAGAAGGTCAGGATCGTCCCAGCGACAATCGCCCCGGACAATGCGGTCACGGCAAGTGAGGTCGCGCCAATCGCCGCCGCTGCGGTGGTGGTCACAACAACGCTGCCTTGCGCGGCGAACTGCGCGGCGTCAACCTTGCTGCCACCCGGAACGACGTGTTCGCGATCAAGAAAATCGCCCACCCAGTTCGGCGTAGTTGCCGAGGTGTAGGCGGGATAGGTGATTCTCGCCATCTCTGTTCCCTTTCGTCAGTTGTTCCGTGCTGCCTTGCCGTAGGTCGCGGCGATGTAGGAACGCGAGGCGGAATATGCCTGATTGTCGCCCTGACGCGAGGGCGTCTGCGGCATTCCATCACCACTCGTTCCCTGCTTGAGCAGGTACTTCTTCGCGTCCGCGAGGCGTTTGACCAGCACCGGAACTCCCTTTGGCTGGTCGTCATCATCGAGTTCAATGGCGTCCATATCGATCAGTTTCACCGCTTCTTCGGGGTCGTGGAAGGAGAGTTTCTGCGCTTCGAACAGGACCGCGTTCTTTTTCCGATCCGCGATGATGGATTTTTCCAGCGCCTCACGCGCCGCTTTCTCTCTATCGCGTTCCTTTTCCGCGTCCTGAGCGATCTTTTCCCACTCGCCGTTCTTGCGGGCAATCTCTGCCGCAGCATCGGCATCGGACTTGTCGCGATCCGCTTTCTCCCGACGTAACGTCCGGTTTTCACCGTCCGCCGTCTTCCGCGCCGCACGTTCGGTGCGCAGCGCGTTCAGCAACGCCTCATTGGACATCCCGTCCAGTTCGTCGTCACCGTCGTCGCCGTTCTGTTGCTCTCCCTGTTGCCCCTGCGATTGGGAATCGCTCCCGTTACTCTGGGACTCGTCCGGAGACAGGCGCAACAGATTCCGGATCGCCCATGCCATCGTCATGGATGTACCTCCCCAGATACACCGATTACTTCTTGCCCGCCTTGCGTCGCGCGCGGCGCGCAGTCTCCATCGCGATGGCTATCGCCTGCTTGCGCGGGCGACCCGCCCGGATTTCCGTGCGGATGTTATGGGAAATCGACTTCTGCGAATATCCCTTCTTCAGCGGCATACTGACCTCCTGAAATCCACCCTATCATGCGGAATCCAGTCATTGTCCGTAATATCAGGAATCTTCGTAGTATCCGGCGCGTAACCAGCCGACCCACGCGCAGAGCATCAGGAAGAGGAAAATCGGCAGGACAACAATCGCCGCGCTCACGACATGATCGCTTCGCGCATCGCCGTCGCGACGACGTTCTCCGCTTCCGTGACGCCCTCCTGCGTGAACATGATCCGGAACATCACGTCACCGCAGACGTAATAGATGCCCGTACTTACGTCCTCAAGTACCCAATCACCCTCACGCGCGATCAGATCGCCGTCCGCGTTCGGGACGGTGAGATACCAATCGTCAAATCCCGCAGATTGATCGAGCGTTTCCGGTAGACCGAAGCAATCCACGCCGTGCATGTAGCGGACAGCAGTAACCTCGGTCGGGACACCCACATATTTGGGGGGCGTAACAGACATGATGCGCTACCTCCCGTTGCGATTGCGCGTATTGCGACCCGATGCTTCCTGTGTGACGGGATTCGTCCGTCCGGGTTGAATCTGACGGCGCAACTGATCCTGAATCATCGGAGAACCGACCGCAGTGCCGCG